TGTTAGATTTTCCAATTTCTTACGATTTTGATAAATAGACAATTCTTCAAAGTCTGCATTTGGAACACTCACTCTACTAGTTTGGCTTTTTAAACAATAGTAATATTTTTGATTTCTTGGAAAATAATATACATTTCCTGCCACTGCCTGTTCAACAGGAAACTCTCCATTATTTTGTCCTAAAATTCCATTAAGATTTTGTATTAATTGATTTTCTTTATTATTAAGACTTTCATATAGGTATTTCCAAGTTATTGGAATTAATTGTTCATCAGGAGTTCCTGATGTTGCTTCCCAAGTTCTATTTCCACCAATATTTTTATACCAATGTCCATTATCTGCCAGGTATTGTTTATCTGCTTCTAAGTTATTTCTTCCTTTTAAAGTACCAACAGCTATTAATCCTGTTTCTGTATAAACTTGATTAGCAATATCTCTTGTTAAATAAATAACACCATCTCTTACATATATTTCAGCTTCTATATCACTTGAAATAGCCATATAGATATCTTGAATAGATTCATATGTTTTTCCTAATCTATTATTTGGAAAAGTATCAGCAGATACAGCTGTTGTATATGAATAAAGAATTTCTGTTATATCTCCTTCAATTTTTGCATATACTCCAAATTCTTCTGTTTGAAAAGATTGTTCTACATTTTCATTTGATATCTGTACTGTTAAGACAGCAGTACCATTATCATTTCTTATATTCATTACATTTAAATCTAATTTTTTATTTTTTAATTCAGTAACTTCTCTTAAGTTTCCTGAATGTTTTTGATCTCCAAATGCTGCTTTAGTAAATATAACTTTACCTTCCCCAGCTAATGCTCTTGCTAAAAGGTTTCTTCCAGCATTTGTAATGATGTGACTATTAAAATCAGCCATTTCTTTCACCTCTTTTTTCTAAAGTATATTTTCCGTTTTTATTTACCAAATTTAGATTATTAAGATAGAAGTAACTTGGTTGTGGGTATAGTATTACTTTTGTTCCATATCTCATATGTGTTGCCATATATAAAGGAGATACAGAGTTATTTTTAAAAGTAATTCCTGTTAAATGTTGTGATTTCTTTTTAGTTTTTTCAACCCTATCTATCATAATATTTAAATTACTTTTTGTTGTTCCCATAATTTCTATTTTGAATGTTCCATTCTCTCCATTAAACTCAGGAAATTCTAATATATTAGCTTTTTCATAAAAAATGTTTAAGACATCTTGAATAGCTTTATTTGTTCCCTTTATTGAATGGATTTGAAAAGATAATTTACAAGCTTTTCTTTTTTCTTCTATAGACATAGAGAAGTCATAGAAATCAACACTTAATTCTTTTGCAACAAGGTCAATCTCTTTTTCTTCCATTGTATCTATTCTTTCAAGAAACTCTAGATATGTTATATTTGCAACAATATGCTTAGATATAAGTGCATCTATTACAGTTAAAACTATTTTATATTTTTTATCATTTTTCAAAATGTCAGGAGCAAGATCTCTTATATTTGTAACATCATATATAAAATTTTGCTCTTTCATCTTGATTCAGCTCCTTTATATGAAATTGTTATAGTTCCACATTTTGCTAAGTGAAACTTTTGACCTGTATAAGTTTGAGGCGATTTAATTTCAACCCTTCTTATTCCCTCTACATTCTTAGAAATATCTATAATATCTTGTAAATTTATACTTTCTCCCATTTTAAAAGATTTAGTATATTGTTCTAATGAGCTTCTTAGTTCTTTTTCTATTTCTGATTTCGACACTAACGAATTATCATAAACCCAATAATCTAAATCAATATTATAATTATGAAAAATTGGATCTTTTATTTCCAACTGGTCATTTAAAACTTTTATATTTTTATTTTCAATTATATAATTTTTTATTTTTTGTTTTTCTTCTAATGAAATATGTTCTAATCCATTTACAACATAAATATCAATATAATTAGGTTTAGGACTATTTATAAATACATCTGTTACAAGGTTTGATGATTTCTTAACCCAGTATTCATATGAACCTTCTGAACCACCTGTTGTAAAAGATTCTGGAATAAGCTCTAATCTTTTTCTATATTCATCATCATTTTCTTCTTCTCTACCACCTGTTACATCAGTTATATTAGTTATTTCTTTTATATACTCATATCTATCAACTATTTCTTTAATATCTCCAGCTAGTATTTTTCCTAGTTCTCCAGGAATTTCAGCTACAGCTATAACATCAACATAAGTATCTCCTTGTTTTATTTTATATTCTTGCTCTGTATAAAACATATAATTCTTATAGAGAAATCTTGTCCCTTTAGCTATAATTACATCTTTTGCTACAATTGATGATATATAACATCTAATTGTAGTCCTTGCTTTATTGGCTTTTAATCTAGTACCTCTTTCACCATAGAAATTTCCTTTTAAATCTAGTCTTTCTTCTCTTGAATATTTCAAGAAGTTTTGCTTTGCTACATCATTCATATTAGCTTTTATATTTGCCAACAATGCTGCAACTGTTGAGTATAAATATGCTTCTTTTGTGCATAACTCTAATCTTTCTCCAGCAATTTCTTCATGGAATCTCAAAGCATCAGCTAATATTGATTCAGGATTAGAGTCAATTAAATTAAATTCTTTCATCTATTTCAACCTCGCATTCAATTTCAAGACCATTTTCAGTTGCTTTGCAATTAACATTATTTAATGTAAGACCTTTAATATATTTGTTTATTTGCATTTGCAATTCATTGAATATATTATTTTTTATAACTGTAATTGGTCTATCTATCATTCTATTATCTATCCCTAAATCTCTATGGAGTGGTACTGTTCCTCTTTTCGTATTTAATAGAACGTATAATTCCATTAATTTGGGATGCTTAGGAACAACATTATTTGAAACTATCATATACCCTCCTATTAATATCCTCTTAAATCATCTTCAACTAATCCACGTAGCCATTTTTTCTCATCTTTATTTTTTGAATAAACATTAGTCTTAGATTTTTTCTTTAAGACCTTTTTATTTTTTTTAGTATTCTTTTGATTATTTCTATTATTATTGTTGTTTCTAGTATTTTCTTTATTTTCTGTTGTTAAGTTATTTGTTGTAGGTAATAAAAGTCTATCTAACTTTGGAATATATTCTTTTAAGGTTAAAGAACAATTTACAACTTCTAGCTCTCCATTTGAATTTGTACTTTTTATTCCTTGTTTAAAATCTATTAAAATAAATCCATATTTTGACAAAGGTTTATTTCCTAAAATAAGTGGATAATATTCACCATTTTCACATATCTTTTCTAATTTTAATAAAGCATCATTTATATCTGTTAATGTATAAACTAACTTTATATTTAAAGAAATAGATCTTAAATTTCTATGAATAAATTCTGTATAAGGAGCTTCTCCAAGATTATCATGTTCTTCAATTTTTGATGATATCGTTAAATCAATCCCTTCAGGAGTTAAAACATTTTCACGACTTACTTGAAAAACAATGTCTCCATAACTTCCTAAATTACTTGAGAAATTTAAGTTAGTAAAATTATTTAAGAAATCTTTTGTTAATCTACTTAGTACATTCATTTCTTACTCATCTCCTTATATTCAATAGATTGAACATCTAGTTTCCCATTTTTTAATGTAGCTTTTTCAGTTTCAAAACCTTTTTTAGCTGACATTCCACCATTAATTGTTACATTTTGAGTTACTGTCATATTTTTTTCTATTGTAGTATCTCCAGTTATAATTACTTCACTATCTATTTTTGTTAAAGTTCCCTTTAACTCAATATTTCCATCTTCCTTTATAGTTAAGCTTGAACCCTGATAATCTATTTTGTATTCATCTTCTTGAGAATTACTCATATTTTTATCAGAAAAATAACTTCCTATTATAAACCCTCTTTCAGTATCATCTCCTAGAAATATACAAAATACTGGAGTATTAACCTTTGGGATAGAAGTTATTTTATTTCCTAATGTTACTGGAGATAGAATTTGGAGCCCTTCTGTAATTTGATTATTATATTCAGAAAGTTGTACAGTAGCAGTATAGTCAACTGTATTGATACTTTGAATAATTCCTACTGCTCCTTTTAATGCTGAAATCATTTTTCTTTCTCCTCTTTCATATCTTTTTTAATTTTGTACATTTCAATAGATGTAATGAATTTTGGAAAATTATGTTGAAGTCTAGTTACAACATAATTTCCTGAAAACTCTCCAGCATCAGATAATGAAATAATACAACCACTATATAACTCTTTACATCCTATAATTTTTAAACTAGCTTCTATTTCTCTTTTATTTATATTTTCAAGAGTTTTCTTTGCTAATTTTTTTAAATCTCCACTTTTAGCTCTGGATTTCATAGAATAAACTTTTTTATAATTATCTGATTTTTGTCCAGTCTCTAATTCTTGCTTTGTTATAATTGCTTTTTCTTCTTTTTGCTTTTTAGTATCAAAATATTTTACTTCTATTGCATCATAGATATCATTTGATTTATCCTTTATTTCAAACTCTTGAACATTATCTAAACTAATACTTAATAACGCTGTATTTTCTGATAATATTTCTTCTTCAAATAATATGAGAATTCCACTAGATATTTTTAGTTTAACTCCTTCTTCTTGTGCAATTTTATTTAAAAAAGAGAAATCTTCTTCTTCTTCTTGTTTTATATTTTTTAATGTTATATTCTCTTTAACTTTATAAAAATACTTTAACTTGTATCTATCAGCAAATTCTTTTCCAAGTGCTTCTAAAGAAATATTAGCCCATATTTTAGACCTTTTTGCATCTCTTGAACTAAGTGGTGCAGATATTCCTTTGAATGTTGCAGTTTTTCTATTAAATTGCCTTATATCTATATTAAAAATTCCTATGTCACTGTGGCTTTCTCCTTCAAATTCACTATTCCAATTTAAAGTTTTTATTCCTATTTTTGCTTCTGTTCCCTTTGGAATAGCCCAGTTTGTTGTTAGAAATCTATTGTTTTCATTGTTAAGCTTTATTATTATTTCATCTAATGTACCTTCCAAGTTGTCCACAATTTCCATATCAACTATATGTTTTAACATTTCTTCAGTTACATCTTTATTATTTATAAAAAATGTAGGAGAGGCTCTCCTGACTAAATTTGAACTAGCCATGGAGCAACACCTCTCTTTTTATCTTTTTTTATTTCAGGAATAGAAAGTTCAACTCCAGCTGGAAAGATAACTATTTCAGAGAGTTCAATATTTTCTTCTAATAACTCTTTCATAAGATTTTCATTTCCAAAAAGTTTAAAAGCAATTAGATCCCAAGTATCTCCTGCTTCTGTCTTATAAACTTGTTCTTGCATAAGTTTCTCTTTCCTCCTTCATTTTTTCTAATTTTCTTTCAAGTTCATTTAACTTTTCTTGTAATTTTTCTATAATACTATCTTTAGTATCTTCAGATACTCCATTAAAAGTAAAACTATTGTAAATTTGATAAGTAATAGACTTTTCACTACTTGTGCTATTTTCTGATTTACTACTTTGAGTAGCATTTTGAAGTCTATTTCTTAAACTTCCAAAGATACTTTCATTCTCATCTTTTGTAAGAACTCTTTCACCTTTGTGTAACTCAGCAATATAACCGTCAAATGGTACATAATTTAGTCCATTAGCATGACTTCCATTTACTTTTGCTACATTTTCTTTTTCTCCAACTAAGTATTTAACTCCTGGAATTTTTCTTGCAAAGTCTAAAACCTTTTCTTTAGCTCCAGCTATAGCTTCAGACATATATTCAAATGGTTTTGCAAAGAATGATTTTATTTGTTCAGCAAGATTTTTAATAGTATTTTTAAAAGATTCAAATATTGATGAAATTTTATTTTTTATTAGATCCCAATTTTCATGAACAACAGTTCCTAATTTTATAAATATTCCTATCGGACCTAATAATAAGAAACCAAAGTTATTGAAAAATTGAACAGCAGTATCCCAAAGTTTTAAGAATAAATTTTTTATTCCATTTATTACTTCATTAACTAGGTTAACTAAGAAATTTCCAATTGTTGATATAAAATTAAGAACAGTTTCTACAACTTTTTCAGGAATAGATTTTATGTATTCCCAAACACTACTTAATTTTTCTTTTATCAAATCCCAATTTTGATATATTAGTTGCCCTAATTTTATAAATATTCCTATCGGACCTAATAATAGAAAGCCAAAGTTATTAAAATAAGTTTTTAGCTTATTCCAAAGCCATTTAAATAGATTAACTACTCCATCAACAACAGCTTTAAAAATACCACTTATAATAGTTCCTATACCTTTTACAGTTTCCCAAACAGCTTTAAAAAATACTTTAATTTTATCCCAATTTTTATAGATTATAAAACCAAGTAAAGCTACACCAGCTATAACTAAACTAATCGGACCACCTAGAGCAGCTATTCCAGCTTTTAATGCTGACATAATTCCACCAGCAGCCTTTACAGTTGTGAATACTTCTTTTACAGCTCCTGCAAATTTTAATACTTTTGATGTTGCAGTAAAAACTGTTACAAAAACTAAGATATTATCTATTCCAATAGTATTTAATACTTTAAAGACATTCCAAAGTACAATTCCTATATTTTTTATAGAATTTAATGCCATTTTTCCATTTTCTATAAATGATTGCCAAAACTTATTAGCTTCACTTTCATTTAGATTTCCATCAAGAACATTTGAAAGTTCATTTAACCAACTCATAACTGTATCCATTAGTTGAGTTCCACCACTAGAAAATATAGCTTTACCTATTTTTAGTTTTACATCAGATATTGCTGATTGAACTAAAGCCCATTTTCCTGAATCACTATCAAGAATTGTTTGAGCCATTTCTTTTGCTTTTCCTGTTGCATTTTCATTTTCTTTTGCAAACTCAGCTAAGGCATCTGCTCCTTCGTACATAACTCCATTGACTTCTTTTGTTGCAGTCAATAATTTATTCATAGCTAAACTACCTTGGTCACCAAATAAGTCTTTTAAGAATGCTTGTTTGTCTATTCCACTCATTTTTGTAACTTTCTCAAGTTGTCTGACAAAATCAACAAGTCCTATAAACTCCCCTTTTGCATCCTTGACATTAACTCCTAATTTTTGTAATTTCTTTTGTACCCCAGCATCTGCTATTTTTGAGAATGCCTGTTTCAAATCTCTACCAGCTTGTCCTGATTTTATAGCTTGATCTCCCATTAAACCAATTGCAGCTGATGTAGTTGATAAGTCTATATTCAAGTTATTAGCTGACGAAGATACATATTTAAATGCTTCTCCTAGCATTTGTATATTAGTGTTGCTTCTTGACATTGTATTAGCTAAAATATCTGAAGCATGTCCAACATCATTTATTCCAATGTTAAAAGCTGTCATGTTATCTGATATCATATCTGATATCATTATAAAATCTTCTCCTGATGCTGTTGCTAAGTCAAAAATAGGTGGTATTGCTGAAATTATTTCTTTTGGTTTAAAGCCAGCTAAGGCGAACTTCTCCATTCCAGCTGCAGCTTCTTCAGATGTAAATATTGTTGTTTTTCCAACTTCCATAGCTTTCTTTTTTAAAGCTTCATATTCTTGTGTTGTAGCTCCTGTTAAAGCCTTAACTTTAATCATTTGCTTATCAAATTCTAAATATTCTTTAGCTGATGAAGTTCCTATTCCAATTGCAGCACCAACTGTTGCAACTGCTGCAACTTTTATTCCAGTTTTTACCTTATCTTTTGCACCTTTTAAAAAACCTTGACTCTTAGCAACTATTTTTTGTTGAGCTATTAATTCCTTTTCTTTTCTTATTGTTTGGTCTATTTCATTTTGTAAGTTATCAAAAGGTATTTTTAATTTTTTTAGCTCCATTCCATACTTTTGGAATGATTTAGATTGTGATTTTATAGTAGTTTCTAAGGCTTTAGCTTTTTTAGTTAAGCTTTCATATTTCTTTTTTTCAGCTTCTGTTAGATTAACATTTCTCTTTTTTATCTCATCTAAAGCTTTTAATTCATTTCTAAGTTTTCTATATTTAGCAACATTAGCTGTTATTTCTTTATTCAATTCTTTTTGAGCCTTTAAAGTCTTTTGAGCCTTTTCCATTTTTTGTCTTTCAGCTCTTAAGTTCTTAACTTCATTAGCTAATTTTTTTAAATTTCCAGGTAGTGATTTATCTATAAGCCCTTGTACTTTCATAATCAAATCCATTTTCTTTGCCAAGAATATCACCCCCTTCTTTGTATGGTTTCTTCTACTGTTTTTATCAATTCTTTTATTCTATATATATCACAACCCATTAAGTATGAGTATGAAATATTCATATTTACACCTAATGGATTGTTTAATTCTACTATTAATTCATCTAAGAGTTTTGATTGCTCTCTTTCAAGATCTTCTATTAATCTTCCTGCAAAAAATCTCTAACTTCATCTCTTATTTTTGCAAAATCTTTATAAGAAAGTTTTAAGAAAGTTGTATATTTATACTTTGATACATATTCTGCAACAAGCATATAATAAAAATCATCTAGTTCTTCCACAATAGCGGCTGTTTTTTTTCTTAATTTTCCATAATTTTTCTTTATTTCAATTATTGAATTTCCTGTTAGTTTTCCAAAGTCAAAAGTAAACTCTCTTCCATCAGAAATTTTAACTTTTCTAACTAATCCTTTTTCTTTTTCTTCTCCATCTATTTCTTCATCTACTTCTGTTTCAATTACTCCATTTTTTCTATTTAATTCTTCATTTGCTTCTCTTAATTCTTCTTTAAATTTTTCCATTTTTTACCTCCTAAGATAAGATACTTCTTACTTTTTCATATAAATCTTTACCATTTACAATAGCTACTTTGTTATATACATCAATTTCATGTATAACTTTTCCATCTATTTCTTCTTTGTAATAAGTTAGAGATAATTCTACTTCTGTTTCATTTTTTACAGCTTTTCCTAAGTCTCCACCACCTGTTTTAATTCTTTTTCCTTTAAAAGAATAACTTGCTTCTATTTCATCATTTTCATGAGTTTCTGAATTTTCAACTAGTATTGCTGCTTTAGCTGTTAAATTGACATTGCTTCCATATTCAAACATTATGTCTTTACTTCTGTTTATAAATTTCAGTTGCAATTTCATAGCATTAAATGCTGTTGGAATAGGTTCATCATGTTCTATTACACCTAACCCACTTATAGTCTCTGTTTTATGTTCTATATCAGGTAAAGTAATATTTGCTATCCCTACTAATTCATCCGTTCCATTTAATCTTATAATTGCATCTTCAATTATTGTTGATCTAATCATTTAATCCTCCTATCTTTGAAATAATAATTTTAAATATTTTGAATCATATTCTAATCTAAATTCTAAACTTTCTCCTGGAATGATTGCTCCTAGATAGATATGCCATTTGAATTTTCCTGCTATCATATCTTGTTCAGAGTTTTCTTCAGGTTTAAATTCAACTCTTCCACCAAGTAACTTATTATCATTTTTCAAAGAATTTAGCCAAACATTTATATTAGTTTCTATACTCTTAGCTTGAGAAGGTGTCATTCCTTTATCAACTTCAATAGTATTATTTAGCATTATGGTATTTCCAATATATTTAAACATTCTCTTAACTGGTATCCAAACGTCTTTTGGATCTGTTTCTCCACCAGGTTGGAATACAGATGTTCTATTACCCCAGAATACAGTTCCATTTGGTTGTCTAATTATTGTAGAAATTCCATTTTCATTTAACAGATTAGCTTCAGCTTCATCTAAATTAACTTTTTTAAATGTATTTCCTTCATAATATCCAACGCCTTGCATTTTTATATTTTTATTTGAAGGACTTTCACAAGGAACTCCATCAAATTGTGCATCTATAGATTGCATATGTAATGCCATTACTGTTGAGAAGTGGAATACTTCATCTTCTATATATGGACAACCCCAAGTTATTGCTTGGTCAGCATCTATATAATTTTTTTCTTTTTTAAATGCTATAATTTCTCCATACTTAGTTGTATTAGGCATTTCAGGAATTGACATAGACGCCCACTTATCATTTATAACAGCTGCTTTAGCATCTAATGCAACTCTTATTTTTGCTGTTGAAAAATCAGGAGCAACTACACAACTAGGTATCATTGAATATTTAGGGAATATTTCCTTTAAACATTCAAGTCCTTTTGCTTCTAATGTTTGTGGATCTATACTTCCAATTACATCAGTTTCTTTTAATTTGCTAACATCTAAGAAATTATATGAAACAGCTATTTTTTTAATTGCTGTTTCTGTTTTTGCTAATGTAACAGTTAATTTTCCTTCATCATCAAATGAACAAGTATATTTTTCTTTTTGAACTACTACTGATGTTTCATTGTTTTTAACAACCAAATTTTCATCATTTATAATTCCAGTTTTTGCAAGAGTTGCTTTAAAGTCTTTTACAACAACTCCTTCCTCAGTATGTGCAGTTTTATGTTCACTAGGATTTAAAACATTTATAACAACAATAGGTTTTACATTAAATACATTGAAAGCTAAATATAATGCTTCATTTATAGTAAATCCTTTTATGTTATTTGTGCTTCCAAAATATGTTGCTGCATCTTTTGCATTTTGTATAAGAACAGGTTTATTAACACAGCTCATATCTCCCATATTAATAGTACCTGTTCCAACTATTACAGTTGGAGTTTGAGTTTCTACAAATATTTTTAACCCTGAAGGCATTTCCTTATAACTTGTACCATGTTGAAATTTAGCCATTTTTCCTCCTATTTATCTTCACTATATTCATCTAAATCTATGAAATTTTCTTTTATTTCTTCATAGTTAGACATGCCATTTTCTATTTTATTTAATTGTTCAGAAGTATAAAAACCTTTATACTTTAAAATAAAACCATCTTTGGTTATTTCTTCACCAATATAAATATAAGTTTTATCCTCTTTTATTTCTGCTTTTATTTCAGTAGTTACTTGATTTTGAGTAACTACTTCTGTATTAGTAGTTTCATTGTTTACATTTGTTTCTGTACTATTTGTATTTTCAGCTACTACTGCTTTATCTTTTTCGTTTTTTATTCCTGCCATTTTTCCTCCTTCTCTTTTGAAATTCCTTTTTCACTTTCTTCAAGATATGCTGTATGTGGAACACTTGGAATATTTAATTGTAAAAGAATGTCATAAACCCAATAATCTCCACCTGTAATTTCTTCATTTAAGTAAGATTCTATGTTTTCTAAATCTATTGAATAACTAAATCCATCTTTTTTTTGAGTTGCTGATGAATATTTAGTAAAATAAGCTATTAAATATTCAGCTATCCCAGCTATTTCATAAAAGCCTTCTTCATAGTCCTTATTTTCTGTTCCTAATCTAATTAAAAATGTAGCAACTTTAGTAGTAAATCCACCTTTTGCTTTTTGAATTGACTTAACTGGTCTTATAATGACAAAAGGAAATTTATTTTCTTTATTAGTTGCATTTTTTATTCTATTTTCAAGATTTTCAGGCTGAATATAACTTCTATAAAAGTTGAATTTTTCTATTTTAGCTTCTTCAAATGCTTTTTTTATTGCACTTTCTAAAGCTAAACTATTCTTTTTTAATGGATTTATTCTCTCCATATGGCATCTATCCTTTCTTCTAAAACTTTTGAAAAGATATTTTGAATTTCTTCATAGATCTTCTCATTATCAATTTGTAATCCCATATTTCTCACAGATAAAGATGTTGCTAATGTTATCTTATGTTTTTCTTTTCCTACTCTAAACATAAGCCTAGGACTTCCTTTTTTCCAAAAAGCCCAGAATAGAGTTTTCCAAGTCATTTCAGGTCTTGGTTTCACTATTTTTGTTTTTATATACTGTTTACTTTTTCCAGGATTAGGTTTAGATATTGCAAATTCTGAAATCTTATTTCTTTTTGTACTCCCTAAAAGAACTCCATCTGTAGATGTTATTTGCGATTTTAAAGTACTAGAATCTAAACTTTGCTTTAAAGAATATCTAGATTTTATAAATTTCTTTTCTTCTTTTTTAGCATAATTTAGAGCTTTTCTTAATGCTTCCTTTACAATTTTATTATCCATTCCTGAAAATTCTTTTCCAATTTTTTCTAGTTTTTTCAAACTTTCTTCAGATATTTCAAGTGTGTACATTTTTATCCCTCATACTTTTGAACATATATATGTATCATTCTATGTCTTTTTTCTACATCATAAACATAGTAAGAAACATCATCAATAGTAATATTTTCTCCTACTTTAATAGATATAGAAGATGGTAAGTCTCTAGTTTTAATAGAGACTTTTAAACCATTTCTTACTAAAATACTTGAATCAAGACTTTCTTTAAATTTTCCTGTCATTTTAGGATTATTTTGAACTTTTGTTATTACTGCTTTTAATCTTATCCCTGATAGGTCAATTTTTTCTGCAAAATCTGTAAAAAAAGTTTTTTCAACATCAGCTTTGAAAGTATTATTCATTTTTCTTGCCTTTTTTGTTAACTGGAGTAGATTCTTTTACTGCTCCAACAACAGCTTCAGTTTCTTCTTTTATTTCTTCAGTCACTTCTGTTGTTGCTTCTATTTCGTTATTAGCGAACATAGCAGCATTTAAATCTATTAATCTTTGTGTTTCCATCTCATCTATTTCAAACTCTTCTCCAGGTTTATACAGAATTTCTCCAACTCTTATATTTTTTATTGCTATCATTTTTTCCATCAACAATCACTCCTTATAAAACAGTTGCAATGAACCAAGATTTTACATCTTCACGAGGCATACATAATGGTCTTGAGAAGTATTGTAACTCTTCATCTTCACTATAATCTGGATACCATTTTCTTATTGCTTCTTTTTTAACAAGCAATTGAGCAGGTTTTCCTTGTTCTGTTCTTATAGACATTGCAGCATATTTAAATGCAAAGCTTTTAGCTTTTACTCCTATACAAGTTTTAGGTGGAACAACTTGTTCTTCATTTCCTGTTTCCATATCTTCATACCAGTCAACAAAAGAAAATATTGTTATTCCTAATGTAGATAAATATGCTATTTCTTTTCTACCATCATCAGTTTCAGCTTTAGAATCATTCACACGAATATAATTAGCATGTCTTGTATTTAGATATTCCTTAACCTTTTCATTTTTTAGAAATGCTCCAGCAACATCAGGAGAGAATATTACTGTATCTATTACAACTCCAGTTTGTTTTTGAATTTCAGTTTGTTTTTTTTCTAAGTAATCTATTGGATTACAATTTGGATTACTGAAAAGGTCATTTCCTGTAAGAACTTCTGTATTAATATCTCCATATTTAACACCTTCTACTCCTGATTCCATAGGACAAACTCCAGTTTTCAAAGTTTCTATTAACATCCATTGTCTTGTTCTGAATGCTATATCTTTAAAATTTTTCATAGTGTCTGCTAACATTTGTTTTCCTACTCCTTGTGGATCAGCATAAGGAGTTTGACCAAATTGTTGTTCAAATACAGCTTCTGCTTCATTGACTGCTTGTAATTTTATCCATGCTGGTTTAACTCTTTGTACTGCGAAAGAGTCTTTTTCTATAAATACTCCTTGTTGTCTTCTTCCTACTAAAGGTGCTCTTTTTCTTCCAGCTTCTTTAGTATGTATTTCTAAATCTTGTACTTTTTCAGGTTTTTCTTCCCCTACTAATAGGTTATATAGAAAATTTTTAGGTGCTTTTGTTTGCTCTATTATGGCTGTTAATGCGATTAATCCAAATATTTTTGATGACATATATCCTCCCTTTTTTATCCAATCATTATTAAAAGTTTTCTTGCTGCTTTTTTAACTTCAGTTTTATCTTTACCATTAAAATTGACAAATTTTTCATTAAAAGATCCTGTTAAATATACTGTGCTTTTTTTATTGTTAGTATCAGCTTTAAAATCATCTGTTACTACTCCATAGATTTCAGTCGCTGTATTTAATTTTTTAACTTTTCCAGCTGTTGATAGTTCTACTAAATCTCCCATTTTATACTCTCCAGCTTCAAATTCTACTTTCTCTGTGTAAAATGGAAATTGTAAATCTCTTTTTAAATTACTTGTTTCATGTATTTCTTTCATATTTTTTCCTCCTATTCAGCATTTGCTATATTTACAATATCTGCTATTAAATCTTTTGTGTTATCAGGTTGTCCAGGTGCTCTATTATCTATTTCTATTTTTTTACTTTCTTGTCTTCTGATATCTAAAATATCAGCTGGATTTTTATCTTCAGGAACTTTTTCAGTTTCTTCTGTATTTGCACTATTTTCAATAAATTTTGCTAATACATTTTCAACTATTTCAGCTCTTGTTTTACCAGATAATTTAGCTTCATCTATAATGTCTTTACATTTGCCTTGTGTTTGTTCATTAAGTACATCTAAGTCATTTATTCTTTTTCTTTCCTGTGCTATAGCCTCCTTTCTTATATCTTCTACTAATTCTTTATTTTGAGCTTCTAGCTCTTGCATGTTTTTTGCTCCCATGCTCTCTCCTCCTTTTTTTTCAGTGTTTCCACTGTTGATAACTTGTTTTGGTTTTATTTTAAAGTTTTCCAAGTTTGAAAATTCAGAATTTTTAATATCAAATACAATTTTTTCTGTTGCAAATCCTTTTTCAATAGCTTGATCAGCTGTAAAATAAGTTGTTGTATCCATTAATGCTGATATTTCTTCTCTACTCAAATGAGATTTTGTAACATAAGCATTAATAATTGTATCTTTCATAATATCTAAAATAGTTGCTGTTTTTCTTAGTTCTCCTGCATCTCCAGCCAATGCTGTAATTGGATTGTGTATCATCATATTTGCAACTGGACTCATTGCTATTTTGTCCCCTGCCATTGCAATAACAGATGCTATTGAAGAACATTGTCCATCAATGTAAACATTTTTTACTGCTTTATGTCTTTTTAAAGCACTATAAATTGCACATCCTTCTGTTACAGAACCACCAGGACTGTTGATATAAAGATTTATAATATCTATATCATCTCCAAATTTTTCAAGTTCTTTATAGACTTGATCTGCACTTACAGGCTCATCAAACCAAGAAAAGCCTCCAATTTGACCATATATTTGAATATTTAATTCATTTTTATTCTTTCTTGCCTGGTTTAATATTTCCATCTAAGCCAACCTCCTTTTTCTTTTTATTTTCTATACTTAATTGATTTAAGTTTTCATTCCAATCACTACCATTTAGTTCCATTGCTTCCCTTTCAGTAGTAGATAGCCCATGTTTAATTTTTAAAATAGAAGCATTAACTTCTTTTACAGGATCTATTTGACCTTGTGAATTTCCATACCACTCAGCTCCTAAATAAGCTTTTTTCTTAACAGGATTATCTATAAATCCTGGTAAATTTATATAACCTTTTAGGACTGCCTCTTCAATTACTTGCTCAAAAATTGGCTGACAGAATGACCTTGACATCCATTTTCTTCTCCTACGATACATCTTACCTACTTCTAAGAGTGAGGCTCTTGAAGCTGAATAACTAGCATTGAATGAAGATAGTAAAACTTCAAATGGAATTTCTAAGGCTGTTCCTATCTGCTTTAATTGGGCATTAAAGAACATTTCAAATCTTGAATTTGGTCTATTTGGATTTGCAAAAACTAAATCTTGTCCTGGTTCTAATACTCCAAAGTTTCCATAACCCATACTTAATTCAGTTCCTTCATACCTTTTCCCATATCCATTAGGTTTTTGAAATACTCCTTCTCCAACACCACCTATTTTCCCAGTATTTCCTGTATTATTATCTTGTTTTATAAAAGCAGTAAACATAGCACTAACAACTGCATTCATAAGTTCAGCATTAGAAAATCTTGAAAGTTGAGATAATGTTTCAAGAGCTGGTGCAAGAAGAGGTACTCCTCTCACTTGTCCTATTCTTTCTTTTTCCATTAGTTTTAATATTTGCTTTCTTCCAGTAGAGTCAAATACTGGTATTCTAGTATATTGATAATGCTTATCTCTGAAATGATATGCTTTTATAACTCCCTTTTCATCAGTTTCTACTCCTTCATACAAATAGTCATTACTTTCTTGTGCTTCACAATAATAAGAATCTAGGAACTGTACTTTTAAATCAAATAGTTCATTTTGTCTTTGATGATATGGAAGATTGACAAAACATTCTCCATCCATTAAGTAAGTAATCATTGCTAAATCTTGTAGTTGATTAAATGTTAAATCCCCTTGAATATCACATTCTGTGCTATCAGCCCATAAAGTCCAGATATTTTCAATTTCTTTTTGTATTCTTTCAACTTCATCAGTAGAAAGATTTAGTAAAGAATTATTAATTCTACTTTTTAGTTTTAATCCATCTCCAATAACATTAGTTCTTATTTTGAGAATAGCTCCTCTTGAAATAGGATTTCCCATAAAAAGCTGTCTTGATCTTGCCATTAAGATTTCTTTGTTATCTTCAATGTCATCTTTTGTAGTGTCTAAGGAATTGTACATTCCCTTAAATGCTATTTTTGTTGTACTAGCACCAGATTGACTATAATTAAGAAATTCTCTTTGTTGCCTCATAGCTTCTATTTGGTATTTTAGTTTTTCAGTTTTTAGTTCCTGGTTTAATTTATTTATATTAGCTTTTTTCATACCTTCTCCTAAAACTCATGAGGAACTATTTGGAAAAATCTTATTCCTTCTCCTGTTCCACTTTCTATTTGAGCTTTTTTATTTTCCCACCAAATCCGACCTTTTCTTATTTGTTCCAAATCAGCTCTTTTTAAATTCTGTCCATCTATTGTGTATTCTTGACCTTTTAAAACAGCTTCCTCTGCTTCTAAATAAAGTCTTATATATCTTTCACACTCCTGGACTGTTATTTTTGTATTTAAAATTTCATCAATTTTTTTCTTATAATGTTCTTTTAAATCAGCTAATTTTTTCATATCAGCTGAATTTTCTTTTAAAAATTCAACACCAGCAAACCAGGCAGAGCCATGTAGAATAAGATCCTCTTCAGCTTCCTCTATTTCTATTAATTTATTTTCAAAACTTGCTATATTCCTCATACTTCAACCCCTTTTCTGTCAATAGTTATTTCAGTTTTCTTTGGTGTTAAAACTCCATTAATTGATAGTTCTAATAATTCTGCTCTACTAAGTTTTACTAAATTTTCAGGTTCTATTCTAAATACATAAAAAGGAACTGTTGCATAGCACTTACAGTCAAAGCCTTCATTTCTTGTTTGAATTTTTTTCCAAACTACTTTCCGATTTTCCTGAACTTTTATTTCAGCAGTTAAAGATTTAAAATATTCTAAATCATATCCTTTGCCATATTCTCCATTGAAATGGCAGTATCCCTCTTCATTTATTCTTGCATCTAATCTTCCAGAAACTATATCTTTAAGAGCATTTGAACCAATTGACAATAGGTCTATTTCCTTGTTTTTTGTTTTTCTAAATCCATTATTAATTGGGACATTTTCTCCACCAAGCCCTTTAATTCCTATTATTCTTCTATATTGTCTAGGACTTACAAAGTCATAAACTTTTTGAGTATGGTGTCCTCCTGTATCAATACAAGCAGAATAAATTTTTAATTTATCTCCATTTTGATAAAAATATTCTTTATCCAAAACTTTATCCAATCTGTCCCAAATTTCTTGCTGGTTTAAATCTCCATGTAAAATTATGTATTCCATTCCCCAGCTTTCATATCCAAGACCCCAAGCATTAATATCAATAGCTATCCACTTATCCTGGATGTCTACTCCTGCTGTTAAAATTAAAGCTTTATCAGGAATATAACTATATTTTTCCCTAGTTCTCTTGATAAGTTTCTTAGGATCTAATCTTCCTGTATATTCTTGTTCAAAGGTTTCAGCTAAAACTGTATTTATAAAAGCTTTAAGTTTTTCAACATCTCCTTTAATTTCTAGCCATTCTTGAACAATAGATTCCCAGTTTCTAAATGGACTAGCTAGACCATTCAGGTGGTAACCTAGATTTTTTGTTCTTTCAGGATACTTATGTATCCATCTTCCAGTTTTTTCATTACCTTTTTTCCACTCTTTTTCACTAAATGCTTTACCACAATGAGGACAAACCATTCTTACATTACTTCCATTAGGTTCAAATTTTATGTTACCCCATTTAAAAGTCTGTTCTTTCTTACAGTTAGGGCAAGGAATATACCATTCAGCTTGGCTTGAATTATTATATTCGTCTTCTATTTCAGATGAACCCTTTACTGTTGGAGTTCCTGTAATAATGTGTTTTGTAATATCATCAAATGTAGAAGTTCTTTTTTTAGCAAGTGAAATAGGACTTCCTTCATTTCCTGAACTTTTTGGATATCTGTCTACCTCATCAAGAAATATATTTCTGATAGGTCTTGCAGCTAATTTTGATGGTGAATTAGCTCCAACAAAAGCTATATATCCTCCTGGAAACATTTTGTGTGTAACAGTATTTCCAGAGTCCTTTTTATTAGGTTCTTTAATAATTGTGTGTAATATAGAATTATTTATAGCTGGTTGTATTCTCTCCTTTGAGAAACTTCTAGCCATTTCATCAGTTGGTTGAACTATTAACATTGGGCAAGGATCTAAATGAGCATATCTTAAAATTGTATTGATGATTAATTCACTCTTTGCTAATTGTGCTGCCATCATCAATGTAACTTGCTTAGTTTCTCCTTTTGTTATTTTTTCATATATTTCTATCATATATGGTGTTCTTTCAACATTGAATTTTCCAACTTCTTTTGCTGATGTAGTATCTAAAACTCTATATTGATTAGCCCACTCCATAATACTTACAAGTGGTGGTTGTCTCAATATTCTTAAACACTCTTTTATTAATTCCCTGGTTCTCTCATACATCTTTTGCTTTTCTCCTATTACTTGGTGGATTATAATTTGCCAGTTCTTCCAAGCAATCTATCAAAGTATTTTTTAAATAATCCAATCTATCAGCTTCTGATATTTCACTAATTTCATTGTCAATTTTTACAGCTGTTGCTTGTAATTTTGCTTTAAATTTAACTAAAATATCAGTTAAAACATATTTGACATCTTCATCCAGATGATATTTATCTTGTAAAATTTCAAGTTTATACTGTTGTAGCTCTCTTTCAACTGCCTTTTTCTTATTTCTTTCATCTGTGACTGTTAAATATCTTTTCAAATTATCCTTCAAGTCAAATTGACCATTAGAATTTTTTTCTAATACTCCACGATTTGCAAGTTCTTTAACTGTCTTTTCACTAAGTCCTAAAATTTCTGCAAGAGTTTTTTGTGTTACTAGGTTTATATCTCCATTTCTTGTTTGGTTTATAAACTCAGTTACACATTTTATAAGAGGGTAACTTCCATTTTCTGATTTGTAATCCTTGAATAACTCTCTAACTCTTCTATCAGAAATATTAAGAACTTTTGATAATTGTTTTTCATTTGCAAGTATCATAATTCCACCCTTTTTTCTCCCATGCGTATATATAAAATTTGGAACTTGGAAGGAAATCAAAAAATTTCGTATTTGAAAAGTTCCGAGCCTCCAGCCGCACCCTCTATTAAAAAATTTTTGTCACAGTACCTTTTGATTATTCGAAGTCATCATCACTCACAGCTGTGTCATTTTCACTGTTGAGTGTAGCTTTAAGCTTCACTTCATCAACTACTCTATAACCAAGCATTAAGTTAAGCTCTCTTGCTGCTGCTACTCCAGCTAATAGTGGTTTATCCTTTCGTACTCTCTTACTTACTGTGTGACCATCAGGACTAGACTCATCAATGTATTCAATGATATCTACTCCATCTATAGCACTATTTAAAATTTTATTTAATCTTGTTGCTATACTTAATATCCCTAGTTCTGTATCTTGAAATAGGATTTCTCTTAGTTCTGTTATCTTAGTTGCAATCTTTGGACTTTTTTCTATGTTAGCTGCTTTAGTATTTTCACTATATCCAGCTTTAATCTTTGCTTCTTCTTTTCCAATTCCAGACATTCGGTATATAACATATTTAGTTTGTTTTTCTGTCAAGCCCTCAAAATTGCATATCTTTGCATTTTGTTTTTCATCTATTTCAGCTCTGATTTCTTTATACTTAACAAGATATCTATTAATCCAAGAGATAATAGTATTTTTGTTATATTTTGTTTTTCTTTGTATTTCATCATATAAATCTTTTTTCTTTGTACTAAATTTAGTAATTTCAAGTTTTATATATAATTCCAAAACTACTAATTGTTCTTCTTTAAAATTATCTGTTTTACTCATCTCTATACCTCACTGATTAACTCATCTTTTATGTCCTCCCACATTCTTAGGATTTTCTTTTAAAATATCTAAATTGATTTTAGTTATTTCCATAGTCCTCCCTGTTCTAAATTGTTTTATTTTTTTGCATTATAAAAATAAATAATTATATTTTCAGTTTTAGGATTAAAGTGCATCACATAATTATCACGCGAGAAAACTATAAAAAAGTATTGATAATAAAGGGAAATTTTTTTTTGAAAGTGTGAAAATAGGAAGTTTTTTCTTCCTACTTTTTGCAAAAAAATGCCAAATGATTTTTGGTGCTACATTTCACTTTTACATTGAAAAGTATTAGATTTGCGAAGAATAGTTCGAGCCTCTCTATGTTAGAAAAAAAATCTCTTTGTGGAGATGCTCTTTGCTGTGAATGATTTAGAATGTCTTTTATTTTACTTCTATAAAAAACAATCTGCCTGTAGCATTTTGTGCTACTACTAGTAACAATATCATCAAGTATTTTATAATCAAATATCCATTCTAAATTATCTCTAACAAGAGAATCTAGATCTTGACATCTGAAATTTAAAAACTTTTCTTTTAAAACTTCTACTGATTTTTCTACTTCATCTATCAGTATTTGTCCTAAAGTTTGAGATATTGTGTTTTGTATACAATCTTTAATATTTTCTATTGTTATGTATTTTATTGAGTTAAATTCAAAATAATTTTTTATAATTTTCTTAGTTAATCTGTGTTCAAGTCTCAGGATTGCTCCCTTAACTTTCCTTGCATTTTTCTTATTGTTTTCATGTCCTTTAGAATAAAGTTTTATCTTCCAGCCTGACATTGGCTGAAAACTAAATCCTGTTGTATAAAATTTATTTTCATTTTGATTAAAGTTATAATATTGAACTTTATCTAAATCATCATATTTTCTTGTGAGTGCTTTAAAAAAATAACTCACAATATTATGAAATTTATAAAAGTTTCCAACTACTTCTTGTGTAGTAAATTCTAAATATTCATATCTTACAGCTTCAACTGTAATTTCATAGTCTATTAAACTATTTATTAATTTTATTAGATTATTCTCTACTATGATTTTTTTTGTTTCGTTTGATAATGGATAAATATTATCATCATCAAAAAATCTTGGATAAGAAAAATCTATTTTTATTGTTGTTAGTTTTTTAATTTTCTTTTCTTCTAATTTTATATAGTTTATATTTTTTTTATCAATCTTATAATTATTTGTATGATTAGAAAGACTTTCTGAAAAACTATGAGGAAATATTATTTTAACTCTTTCCCTTACATACAAAATATCGGTTTGGACATCAATATAGATACAAGCCCTATCTAGTCCATACATTAAAACTTCACTTTGATTTCTTTATTGCAATGTGGACAAGTTATTTCTAGCTCTCTCTTTTTTAGATAAACTGTAACTCTTCTTCCTCTTGCTACTCTAATTCTTTCTTCTGTTACAGAATATAAATACTCTCCACAACTACAATAATCATGAGCTATTTCTTTATCCGAATTCTTGGCTTTGGGCATTCATACCAGCTCCTCCTTATTTTTTGATATGTAAGAATTAAATAATTTTCTTCATTATATTTTTTAGAAAGTTCTTTATAACCTTGTTTAAATGTTTTTCTATTAGAAAAAACACATTTTTCAATAACATTTTGATATTCAGTGTTATCATATAAAATTTTTTCTTTTGAGATTATTTTTATTAGATAAGTATAATCACATTGATTAAAGTTCATAAAAATCACCTCTCACTTTAAAAAATTTACTTTCATAAATATTTACAATGTATATCTAAATTAATTTATTAATATCATACTTATTAAAAAAAAGCAAGTTTTACTTTTGTAAATAAAAATGAAAAATTTGTGATAATTTTGATTATTAGCACTTTACATATAAAAATAAAAATGGAAGATAATTTATCTTCCATTTTTTTAATATTTTTTTATTTGAAAAAATTCTCTAAAAAAATTAATGATTTTACATCTTATATATAACCACTTAAGTTTTTTACTTTCGATAGAATCAGGTAACAGATCTATAGCAGCTTTATAATAATTAATTTGCTCTTCTAAAAATGTTGATGTGTGACCTAAAATAATAAAAAATTCTTGTTCTTCTTCAGGAGACCAGTCATAATAAGGTAGATTCTCTAAAATGAAATTGTGTAATCTCATTTTATAACTTTCAAAATTCTTATTAAAATAATAATTACACATATTTTTAAAAATATTAAAAACATCATTTTTAGATAAATGCTTTTGAAAGACTGTATAGTCTCCACCAACAATTACATTATTGCTTCCAATTTCATTTTTATAGAAATTTTTTAGCATTTTATGTCCTCCTGTATAATTTTTATTTTTTCATTAAAGAATTATAAATTTTTTTTATACTTTCAGCATCTTCTTTATCAAGCATCGATAAGTCTAATATATCTTCATCAACTTCTTCATGAATTATATTATTGAACTTAGAATTTATAATATTACCTCCAACCATAACATTATTATCTCCAAGTGTATTGTTTATAAAGTTGCTGGTATTCGTATTACTATTTTTTACAATATCATCTTCAGGAAGTAAATATCCAATAATCCAATAAAATTCTTTGTAATGAACTCTTAATGCTTTTGCTAGTTGAATTAAGTATGTTGGATTTATCCTTCTTGCTTTTCCATACATTATTTCATTTAAAGTTTTTACATTAACTCCACTTTTTTTAGCCAATTGATTAAAACCTAAATTTCTCTTTTGTCTCAACTCATCAATATAAAGTCCTAATTCTTTTATTTTTTCTTCCATATAAACCCCCTTTCTATAAGGAGATTTTACACTTTTTATTTACAAATGTAAATAAAAGCAATAAAAAACTATTGACAAAAGTAAATAGATAGCTTATATTTATATTAGTAAATATATATATTTATAAATTACAACAGGAGGGCAAATGAAAGAGTTAGACATCGAGAAATTTATAAAAATTAAGTGTATTGAGCAGGATATAGGAATTACTACTCTTGCGGATAAACTGCATATGTCTCACCAATTAATGTGGCATCATATAAAAAAGAAAAATAAAGAAGTTTTAAGACAGGTTGAAAGTATTTTAAAAATTCCTGAAAATACATTAAAAAATCTTAAAGTAGAATAGGAGGATAATGGAAATTATTAGTTATATTATTTTAATATTTTTATTTTCGTTAATTTTTAATTTTTGTATATTTTTAATTTTACTATTTTTTTTAATAAAATTTTTTATTAGCTAAGTTAAGGGGGAAATATGCTAACAACTATTATTTTATGTACTTTAATCGCTTCAATTTTTAATGGAATTTTTTATTTTTTAGTTTCCTTTTTTCTTTTAAAAAGAATTAAAAACCTTATAAAAAAAAGTGTAGTAACTTTTGAAAAATTACAACACTTAAAAAAAGAGGACTAACTTTACTTATCATCCTTATCAATAATTTGAGTAAGGCATATTCCAATTAAAGCAAGGATAGCTTCTTGTCTATCTAAGAGCCATACCCCAGCTTTTCCAAAATGTTCTCTTATTAAAATAGAAAGTTGAATAATTTCTTCTCTTTTAAATATTAACAAAAGATAAAAAAAGATTGAAATAAGAACTACTATATCATTTTTAGATAGCATTTTATTATAATTTTTAGCATCTTTCTCAATAGAATTAAACTCGTCAATGGAGGAAAAATTTTCAATATCTTCTTCTGTTAAACTTTTCTCAATATCTTCTGAAATTGAATTTAATAATTCTATTGCTTCATTTTCTTTCTTATCTTTATTAGACTCAGAAGTTACAAAAGAAGATTGAGAAAATATTTTAAAATAATTTTTATTAATAATATTTAATTTGGCAAAAGTATTCTGTAATTCTGATATAAATTTAAAATCATAAACTGAAACAAATTGATTATGAAAATTTGTTATTTCTAAAAGAGCTTTTTGAAGAGCAGTAACATCTATCTTTGGAATATTTAATTTTATTTTTTCTAAAATATCATAATCTATATTTTGAATTTGCTTTATTCTTTTTAAAGTTCCAACATCAATAAAAGATATTTGAGAATTAATAGAAGAAATAAATTTAAGTTGAAAATTTGATAAGTTTTTAAGGTTCTCTAATTTTATCAAATCTTCTTTTGAAAATTTATAAGACATGAAAATCAACTCCTTAAATAAAAATAAGCAACAAGAAACTTAAATCTTGTTGCTATAAAGTAATAATTAATAAATATCTTTTAATTCTTTTATTTTTAAATCTTCCAATTTTAGATTTCCAGCTATATATGAATCAATAGCTGATAATTGTTCTTTTGAAAAATTATTATTCAATGAAAAGAAATTAGCAACTTTCACATTATCCCCTGTATATTGAATGAATAAAATTCCTAAAACTTGATAATTTTCATTCAAAATATAATACTGAGATTCTTTTGTTTCATTATTGATTTCAGCTGGTTCACCAAGTTTTTCTTTAACTTGTGATAATGACATACCTTCTTTTATTGGAGATATATTAGAAATTAGATTTATTCCTAAATGTCCAACTATATTTTTATTTAAAGTTAAATCCATAGCTGGAATATTATTATAATGAAGAACTAATCTAAAATCTGAATTATCGCTTTTTGTAAATAAACACAAAGAGTTATAATTGTCTTCATTTCTTCTTTCAGATGTATCTGTTAAAGGAAATTTAAAGTTAATAAAATAATTTTGATAATTTGGATATTTTTTAGCTATATCTTCGGCTATTAATTTCATTTCATCAAAAGTTGGTATTTTCCCATTAATAAAATCTAAAGAAACATCTCCTTGAAGTTTAATATTTTTAATATTTTGTTCTACATCAAAGTTATAATCTAAAATTTTTGATTGTGCTGCTTCTGATGTAATACTGTTTGATGTGGAATTATTTTCATTTCCACAAGCAACTAATAAAGATAAAAAAATAAAAATTATAAAAAATTTTTTCATAGTAACCCCCTCTAAAAAATAATAAAATCTCAATCTTTGAGTAGTATGGTTCATAAGCAACTTTCCCCAAAGTTCTTTATGACTTATGGACTGTACTACTGAAAGATTAAACTATTCTTGGGTTTCATCTGGAATATACTCAAATAAATCATTTGGTTGACAATTGAATAATTTACATAATTTTTCAAGAGTATCAAAATCTAGTCTTTTTACTTTATCATTATAAAGATTAGAAATTGTTGATGTTGTCAATCCTGTTTTTCTTGAGACTTCTATAATTGTGTATCTTTTTTCTCCCATTAATTTTGATAAATGATTTTTTAACATAAGATCACCACCTTAATATTTTATATATTTTAACTTTTATCTAATTATATCATTATAAAGTCTATATAACAAGTTAAAACATATAACTAAACAAAAAAATCATTTGACATCTTATATGATTATATTATTAAGACAACTAATAATATAAAAAGCTATATAAGTTTATAAAACAACTAACTTAAATTTCAAAAAATTAAGAGAAATATATAGAATAAAAATAAAGTTTTTTTGCAATAAATATAAAATTACATATGTATAAGGAAGTGAAAAATGAAAAAAAATATTGAAATTTTAACAAAAGAAATTTTAGAAGAGTATATAGCTGGCAGTTCCTTAGAAAAAATTAAAGATAAATATGGAGATTTTGGAATAGATTATATAAATAAATATAAAAAACAAAATGTAACTGGTAATTTAATAGATTTGTTTTCCAGTAAAAATAATGAAGAATTAAAAAAGGAAATTTATAACTTATATCTATCTGGTACATCAAAAAAAGAAATTAAAAATAAGTATGGAGATTTTGGAATTTTAATAATTTCTAAAATTTTGGAAAAATTAACAATTCCTAGGATCTAACCATGAAGAAAATTATATATTTTTTTCTTATTATTAATATCTACTCCTCTTTGAGAGGCATATTCTATAGTATTAGGAATTTCTGTTAATAATTCTGAAAGGTTATATTTTATAATTTTATTATTTGCTTTTAAGTATAAAATACTATTTTTTAGACTAACTTCTTCACTAATTCTAAAAATCAATGAAATTGAAGCTGGATTTTCAGGTGAAATAGAAAGAATATCATTAAAATAATCTATATACTCATCAAAAAAATGCTCAGAATATCCTAAGTTTAATTCCCATAATTTACTATCGGACTTTATACTTTCAGCTGTCCCTTTATTAACTGGATAACTAACTATATTTTCTGGATGTTCTATATAAATTTCATTGACTATTCCACTAGCTCTATCATACCAAAGTTGAAATTTTAGCATTAAAAATAAATTTGTTCTATACCAAGTCACTGGTGAAACAATTAATTTATTTTTATTGAAAAAAATTTCCATAGCTTTAGCAAAAAGTTCAACTGGAATATCTGATGGTAAAGTGAGACCAAAAAAGTTCATAAAAAAATCTCCTTTTTAAGAAAATAATGAATATCAATCTTTGAGTAGTATGGCTCACAAATTGCTTCCCTCAAGCAACTCACCTTTGTGGGCTGTACTACTGAAAGATTGATTAATCTTGTGTATTATCTGGGATATATTCAATGATATCTTTAACTTGACATTTAAAAAAATCACATAATTTTACAACGATTTCAAAACTTACTGTTTCCAGTCGTTGACCATTATAAATTTTTCTTAGAGTTTCTCTACTAATGTCAATTTTTCTTGAAAGTTCAGCTACACTTTTTATTTTATTATCTAGCATAGTATGTCCAAGATTAGATTTTAACATATTATATCACTCCTTATTTTAAATTTTATTCTTGTTATGCTTAGTATAGCATATAAATAAAATCATTAAAAGTATTTTTTGCATATTATAATTTGCAAAAAATACTTGACAATACGTTTTATAATATGTTATAACAATGCTATAAGATGTAATAAACAAATTATAATTAATTATTTGCATTTTATAATATATAATAAAAAATTTAAAAAATTTTAGGAGAAATACATAGAATTTTAAAATAAGGAAGTGAAATGATTAAAAGTTTTTTACTTATTTGTTTCTTAATAACTATTTGTTTTTTAACTAATTTAATACTTTATTTGATTACTTGGTATCTGCTAGGTAAGAAAATTAAAAAGTTTTTAGATGAGTGTAAAGATGATTTGAAGTTATGAAGAAAATAAAAAAAAGAGCCACCGACCAAAGTACTCTTTCTTTTTCAAAGAAGTAATTATAAAAATAATCAACTCCCTTATTGATAGTAATTATAACACAATTATTATCATATTACAAGATATTTCTATATTTCTCCAACAAAAATAGGAGGAAAAATTTATGAGAGTATCAGAATTAGAAAAATTAATTCAAAAGTATGGAGAAAACACAAAATTTATTGAAATTAAGGAAGAACTTAAGAAAATGGGCTATCCTTGTAACATCAAAGTAGGCGATAAAAATGCCTAAGAAAAAAGATAAAATACCTGAAAATTTTAGAACTATTTATATCATAACTAATGCTGATAAAACTATTCTTTCAGCATTTACTTCTGAAGAAGAAGCAAAAAAAGAAATTGATTTTAAGTATTCAATTCTTCCAGAAAAATTTTATATTCAGCCTTGCTGTTTGAACATTGATGAAAGTTTTGTTGAAGAAATAAAAAAAAGATTTTAAGGAGATAAAAAATGAAAGATTTATATTTTATAGATGAAACTACAAAAATAATATTTGCTTTAGTTGAATTACCTGGAAAAGTACAAATGGATTTTTTAGGAATAGAAAGAATACATTATATCAATAGAGATATTAGCAAAAATTGGTATGAAGAAACTAAAAATAAAATAATGAATTCTAAGCATCCAAAATTAATGGAAGCAATGAAAGAACTTAAAAGATTGTATAAAGGAATGAAATAAGAGCAGTTAATTTAACTGGAGAAAATAACAAGCCTGCTCGAACTTGTTGAATGTGGGTTCAAGTCCCACACTGCTCTCCAGCAAATAATGAAAGGATAATATTATGAAAACTAAAGAATATATAGAAAATAAAATAAAACAATTAGAAGATTTAAGAAGTGACCTTTTAAAAGAATATCAAGAAAAATTAGATGCTGGTAATAATGATGAAGTTCTTTGGCAATATATAAGCAATAAAAATATTGAAATTTGTACTTTAAAAGATATTTTAAATGATTAATTGGAGGCTTAAATATGTATATTAAAAATAGAGAAAAATTAGAAAAAGCATTGGCTAATTTAATAAAAGAAATGATAAATCAAGAGATGGTTGATGAAAATAAAAAAGAAGTAGCTGATCAATTGTCAGCTGCAAGAGAATACGAAATAAGACAAATTTGTGAAGATATAGCTGATCAATATGTTTCAATTAAAAAGCCACTTTAAAAAGGAGTGGATAAAATGCAAGAAAAGACATTTAAGCAATTATTAATGTCTAGCAACTACTATACTTTGAATAAACAAATTGTAAAAACTTTAGGAATAGAACCAGCTTTCTTATTAACTATTCTTATAGAAGCTTCAGACGGTTTAGCTGATGATGAAGGTTGGTTCTATCAAACAATTGAAAAAATTGGAGAACTTACAGGAATTGGTAGGCATAAGCAAGACAAAATAATTAAAGATTTAATTGAATCTAAAATCCTGGAGCAAAAAAATAAAGGTGTTCCTTGTAAAAGATATTTTAAAATCAACTATAAAATTATAGAAAATCTAGTTTTCCAAAAACAGCAAACTAGTTTGTCTCAAAACGACAAACTGGATTGTAAAAAAGAGACAAACTTGTTTGTAAAAAATAGTCAAACTTGTTTGTCTCAAAACGACAACAATAAAGAACATAATATAAATAACATACATAAAGAATTAAATCATAAAGAAGAAAATGCTTCTGGAGATGATCTTGAAAAAATAAAAGAATGGTTCAAAAGAAATGAAATAGATTTTTCTAAGAAGTATGAAGATAAAATTATTGAGTTATTAAAGGTCAACTCTTTGGGATATCTTTTAAAACTCTTCCAAGAACAAATAGATATTTTAAAAAATAAACCAGGAGTAAAAAATATAGCTGCTATTTTCTCTAATCATCTTTTTAAAGGGACTGCTGAAATTAACCTTAAAGAAATTGAAAATAGAGAAATTGAACAGGAAAATTTAAAAAAAGAAGAAAAAAAGGAGAGTGAAAGAAATGAAAAATTTCTTAAGATTTTTTGGGAGCTTCCCCTAGAAGAACAAGAAAAGATAGAGAATGAAATTTTAAAAAATAATAATATTAATCATTTTCTTGAATTAAAAAAGAATAGCACAGTTATGTATTATAGATTAATTACTCCGTTCATTTCTAAATATATTCAAGAAAAAAATTAGCTAGATTTAATTTACTTTTGATATTTGAAAGGGGGATTATGAAAAATCAAAAAGAAAAACCAAAAATAATAGAGCTAAAAAATCCTAAGATAGTTGAAATTGAAAGACCTACTATAAAGGAAGTTGAGTGATGTTATGAGTGAATCTATAAAAATTAATATGCCTTTTGATAAATGGTGCAGAATTCAAAAAGATTTTGAAGAACTTAACTCCAAGCTTCCAGAGGACAAAAAATTAGATTTTGAAAAATATAAATATTGCTACAACTGGGGTAGATTATCTTTTGACCTATATTGTGTAGGAGCGGGAATGAAAGAGACACTTAGAGAACCTGAATTTTATAACAAGAAGGAGATTAAATAGTGAAATTAAGAGGTAAAATTTACAGCATTGTTACTGGTGGAGTTTATAAAGTTTTAAACATAAACTTTGAAAGTAGAAAAATAACAGGAATAAACAAAAATGAAGAACTAACTTTTGAATTTAAAGATGTCATTTGGTTGGAGAGTACAGGAATAAAAGAAGATAAAAAATATATATACACAGATGATTATCTATTAGCAACAAAAGATGAAAATTTAATTTTATGTGGAATTGTAAAAAGAAGAAAAGATGGAGTATTTGTATTAGAAAATAAAAAACAACATAAAAGTATTCCATTAATAGAGTTGAAAGCTAGTGGAGTAAAATTAATAAATTTACAAAATCATAAAATTTATTTTGCAAAAAAGAACAATAAAACAATTAAAAAATAGGAGGAGATTATGGGAGTCGTACTTGTAAAAAATAATAAAGGTGGAGTAGGTAAAAGCTGGATAGCATTACAATTAGCAGCTTATAAAGCCTTTCAAAATGAAAAAGTCTTGCTATTAACTTCAGACTCTCAGAATAATGTTTTAAATTATTCTGGAATAAAAATTGAAGACACAAATAAAAAAGGGCTTGAAGATCTGCTAGAAGGGAAGAATTATGAATTAACAAAATTAAGACCTAATTTATTTTTCTTGCATCTTCAAGACTATAAGGTAAAAGGGAATCTTGATGAAAAGTTTAAGAAACAGATTAGCATTTTAAAAAAGGAATTTAAACATATCATCATAGATGGTTCTCCAGTTATGAATTTGGATAATGTTTTTGTTGATGTAGCTGAACATATAATTGTTCCAACTTTCTTAGATTCAGTTACAACAAATTCTATTTTAAACTTACTTAAAAAAACTGACATATCTAAGATCAGAGCTGTTATTCCAAATAGAGTAGGAAGAACAGCAATAGAGAAAAATTTTTATACTTTTCTTAAAGATAAATTAACTCGTTCAGGAATATTCTTATCAGTTCCTATTGCTCAATCATCAATTATTTTGAAGTTAATTGAGAAAGGTACTCTACTTTGGGAAAGAAAATCAAAAAAATTAGATGATATTAAAAATATTTTTATAAAAGTGTGGGGTGAAATAGAAGATGAATAATGAAAATAATGTAATGAAAGCAGTTGAAGAAGCATTAGCTGGAAGCCAATTAAGAAAGTTTGATTTCGCTAGTTACGAAATTTCTGATGATGATAAAGCAAAAATTGAAGAACAAGAAGTGAAAATTCTAAATAGTTTTAGAAAATTAAAAAATAATACATTTGATATTTGTAGTTCTTTGGCAGAAGTAGCAAAGTTATTAAAGCCTTCTGGAAGTTTTATGGCTTGGTACGAAAGTGCGGGTCTTACAAAAGATATGGTTTCAGTTTTTTTAAAACGTTGGGACTTATATCTTTGGCAACCTGATTATAAGGATAAAATTTTTACTCTATCAGATCAAGCAATTAAAATTTTATCTAATAATTCTTTAGGTTTGGAAGTTGTAAAGGGAATACTTGAAGCAGATGTTTTAAAGGTTAGAGAAATAAAAAAACTTTTACCTCAGCCTAAAAAAGAAGAAAAATCTGAAGTTAAAGTAGAGGGACAAAAATATTTTAATTTCAATAAAATCAAGAAAATGGAAAAAAGAGCTAAGAAGTTAAAAGATGAAGAAAAAATAGAATATAAAAAAGAATTGACTGAATATATCAACAGTCTACAAAAACTTATGGAGGAACTATGATTGATAAAAAAACTTTAATAGAAAAAGCAGAAGCAACTATTAAATATAATGAATCATTGATTAATGATGATGCAGCTGTTGCTATGTTAGGGATTTCAAGAGTTGTAAGTTTAAAAAAGGAAAATGAAGAGCTTAAGATTTTCATAAAGGTTTTAAATAAATTAGTCTAAAAAAGACTTTATTATTTTGCACTGCAAATGACTTGCTCGTGTTAATAAAGCCCTGGACAGTTTTATTTTACAGTAAGTTATTTGTAGTGTCAATACATTTTAGGAGAATAAGATGTTAAAAATAAGAAAAATAGAAAACATAAAAGATAAATTTGGAATATTTAAAAAGAAAGTAAGTAGACCAATTTTATATAAAGAAATTTATGGAATAAATCAGTTAAGTGCTTGTAATAGAAATGGTTCATATTCAAGCTGGGACTTCACTGGAACAATAAATGAAGTTAATGAATATGAAAAGAGATGGTGTAGTAAAGGATCAAATGGTTTTGACTTTATAGGAGTAGAAGTTTTAAAAGGCTTTCAAGGTCAGTCAAAGTATTATGGTTGGATGTAAAGGAGTGATAAATTATGAGAAGTTTATTTATACAAAAATTACAAGAAAATAAAAAAATTAAATTAGAAATATTAATTAAGAGAGAAGAAAAAAATAGCAAATTTAAAACAGCAGGACTTTTATATAAACATAAATATAATTTTGAAGTTGAAAGAATGAAAAACTTACTTAGTAAAATAAATGCAACAGAAATCATAATAATAGATGCTAATAATAAAAAAAGAGTAGGTTTAAGTTTCAAAGCTCCATTTAATTATAAAAAAGTTGCCAAGTATTTATGTTTATTTGAAAGAAGATTACTAAGGAATAGTGGATTAAACTGTGCCTTTTTATTTAATAAAAAAACTATGGAAAAAATTGGATAAAGGAGACCAACTATGAGAGTTTTTGAAAAAATGGATGAAAGTTTAAAAAAAAGTTTAGTATGGGCATGTTTGTATGATCATAAATTTGTAAGAGCTGGAAAAATAACATCTAGTTATTATAAAGCTTTGGAGATATTACTAGAATTAATAATAATGCAAGAAGGTGGAAAATTCAAAGATGCTGAAGATTGTATTATAGAAATGAAATGTAGAGCATGGGGTCATAGATACTACTCTACATCTATATACAACTATAAAGAACATATATGGCAAGGTGGATATGATGGTTATTTAGGTTGGAATATTTTAAAAAATATTAGTGAACCTAATACTTCTTTAATAGAATGGTTGAGTTCCATAAATGCTATAGCATTTTATCTTGGACAAGATAGTTGTTGGACTCCATGTGAATTTAAAATAAATGGTGAAATTGTATGGGAGGAAGAAGAATGTTAGAGATAAGAAAAATCTGGAAAGATACTTACCTTGTTAATGGTGAGTATCTTACTCAGGATTATAATGAAGCAGTTATTATAGCTAATACTGGTAAAAAAATAAAAGGCTTTACTACTATGGAAATTAAGAAAGGTTCTTTTTGGAAATCTTTGAAATCAAAACTTAATTTTCCATTTGTAATTTTAGAAAGTTGGATGTGATTTTATGGATATTTTAAAACTAGCTTTGGCTGCTCTTATGGCAGAGAAAGGTGTCAAGAATGAGGAAAGCAAAGAAAACAGAGAAAAGGGAAATAAAAATAAATGAAAAAAAAGAAATTGAAATAATTAAAAAACCAGCTGATGAAAAACTTCTTGCTACAAAGTTTGCTACGACTCTTTTAAATATCTCAATTGTTTGTCAAAAACATAAAGAAGTTTGGGATAAAGAAGTTAAGGAAAATCAAGGTTATATCAAATTTGATAAATTGATGCTAATTAGTAAAACAAGAGCAGTTGCAGATAAAATATTTAATACTTATTTTGAGTCTGAAGATGAAGGAGAAGATGTTGAAAATAACTTATTTTATAGATATGTGATTGGAAAACAAACTGAAAAGTGTCTCAATGGAATTAGTGAAAATTTTATTTTAACTATTGATGATATTAAACAAAGGCTTCCAGCTGGTTTCATGGGAACACTTGGTTCATGGGCTAGAATGGTAAAAGATTTAAATACTGCTAAAATGAGAGGGATTGCTAGAAAGATTGGAATTGATGAAAAAGAATTAAATAAATTATTTGATTTATCCAATAAATATATGAATTGGGTATATCAAGATATAGCAATTCCTGAATTTTTGTAATTTTAGAGTTAGGAGTTAATATGAAAATGAATGATAATTTAAATCTTTTTAGTAGATCTGATTTAAGTAAAAATATTATTGCAGAAGCTTCTGTTGATAATATAGTAAAAAAAATACAAAGTTTAGTTCATAAACAAAATTATGACGAAATATTTTTTGATTGGATAAGATGTATGTTTTATACTTATTCAAATACTTGTAATAAAGTAGGAGCAGAAGATAGGGAAGAAAAATATAAAAAAATAGTTGAAAAATATGGTAAAGGAATAATTGATATATTCATTGACTGTAATGTGGAATTAATTAGACTTTTTGAAAAAAATATTGATGATTATTTAGGTAAGATTCATCATAAATTAGAAGTTCATAATAAAGTGAAAGGTCAATTTTTTACACCTTTTCATTTATCAAAATTGTTAGCATATACAAGATTTGAAGAATTAAAAAAAGAATTAGATAGTGGAAATAAAATAAAAATAGTAGATTCAGCCTGTGGATCTGGTTGCTTAATATTAGGAATGTTAGCTGTCTTAAAAGAAAAAGGTATTAATTACCAAAATAAAATTTTTATAAGCTGCAGTGATTTGGATGAAAATGCCATTCAGATGGCTTATGTCCAATTGACTCTTGCTGGTGCTAAAGCTAGATGTAAAAATGAAGATGCTTTAACAGGTAAGTGTTTTGGAAGTTGGGATACTTTTAGTTACAGTATTAGTGGTGACACAAGTTTAGAATTTGAGGTTGATTATGGAAGATATAAAGAATAACATTATTAATCAAATTACTTTTGAAATAAATAGAAGCAATGATTTCAGTGTAGGAGATATTGAAAGAATAAAAAATATTATAATCATACAACTAAAAGATTATGATATTGTTTCAAAAAAATATGAGATAGTTGTTTCAGATAGAACTAATGCAGAACTTTGGAAAAAATTCTTTTTAACAAAGAAAGCAGAAAATCTAAGTGACAAAAGTTTATTATATTATAAAAATTCTCTTGAATTATTTTCTCTCTTTGTAAAAAAATCTTTTTTACAGGTTACTACAGATGATATTAGATTATATTTAGCTGTAGAAAGAGAAAAGAACCAGCAGAAAGCTGTTTCAATAGATAACATAAGAAGAATTTTAAATTCCTTCTTTTCATTTTTAAATGAAGAAGAATATATTTCTAATAACCCTGTTAAAAAAATTAAAAAAGTTAAAGGTCAAAAAACTGAAAAAACTGCTTTTACACAATTAGAGTTAGAAAAACTTAGAATGGCTTGTGAAAACTCCTTAGAAAAAGCAATAATGGAAGTTCTTATATCTAGTGCTATACGTGCAACAGAATTGGCCAATATAAAAATAAGAGACATTGATTTTGAAAAAAATGAAATAAAAATTATTAGAAAAGGTAATAAAGAAGGAGTTGCTTTCATGAGTACTATTGCAGCTCTTGCAATTAAAAAATATATAAATGAAAGAGGAAATTATAATACTCCTTATTTGTGGATTGCTGATGGACTTATGTATAAATGTTATAAAAACCAAATTCCAGGTAGCAAGATCGAGACTGAAGGATTAAGAAGAGTATTAAAATCAATTGCAACTAGAGCAAAAGTTGAAAATGTTCATCCTCATAGATTTAGAAGAACATTTGCAACAATGGCACTAAAGAAAGGAATGGACGTTGAAGAAATTCAACAAGTTTTAGGACATCAGAACATAAATACAACTATGATTTATGTTAATGTTGATAAATCTAGTGTAAAAGAAAAATATAAAAATATAGTTGGTGGTTAAAATGGAAACAATATCTTTAAAAAATGATACTTTTTTAAGAGATTACATAAAAAATAATCTCATGAAAAAACATAAAACATTAGGTCAGAGATTACAAATAGATGCTTCAGATATTAAAGAGTTACAAAAAGAATTGTTTTGTGAATTATTTGATAATTATGGAATTTATGAAATAGATAAGGTAGCTAATGAAATGGGTTATCCATGCGATAGCATATTTATAAAAAAAATGCTTGAATGTGAAGCTGATAAAATTATTGAAGAAAGAAGAGATAAGGAGTTTGAACAACAATATATAATAGAACATTTGAAAGAAAAATCTTCTGTCTTAGCTAAAAAATTATTTCTTTCAATAGAAGAGGTAAGGAATGTTAAAAAGAAATTTTTAGAAAATTTAATTTTAACATATCCTTTATTACATTACTCTAAATTAGCTGAGAAAGTAAATTGTACTCATTCAAAATTTAGTAGAATATGTAGAGAATGTAGAATAAATTTAATTGGTGATATAAAAATAGCAAGAGATAATTCTGTAAATTTAATTGAATTAAAATTGAAAATACAAGAAGGTTTTACTTTTGATAGATTAAAAAAATATTTTGGTTTAGGAAATGATAGACTTAAAAGAATTTTAGAACAAAATAAATTAGAACTTTTAAATCAAAGAAAAGTACTTAGTGAAGAAGATAAAGAAAACATAGTTATAGATTATAATAATGGAGTTTCTATAGCTAAAATAATGGAAAAATACCATACTAGTGAAAGTAGAATAAAAAAATATTTAAATGCAAAATGTATTTTTGACAAAAAAAATTATGAATTAAATGATGCTGAAATAGAATTTTTAAAAGAGAATGCTCCTAATATGACATTAAAAGAGTTGTCTATGAAATTAGGAAGAAAAGGAAGTACATTAAGAACAATTCTAGGAATTCTAAAAATAAAATACAAAACAAGAAACTGTAAAGGTGAGTTATGGGAATGGAAAGGTTTTAATTGATAAGGAGAACTAAAAAATGAAAAATACATTAAATGATTTAAACAATTACTTATTTGCACAAATCGAAAGATTAGATGAAGAAGATATTAGTGAAGAAAAGTTACATACTGAAATTCTTAGAGCAAAAGCTATAGTTGGAGTTGCTACTGCGATTATAAATAATGCAGATGTTGCAATCCAAGCTATTAAAATGAAAGAAAGTGGAATCACTGAAAATATGAAACTACCTAAAATGTTAGAGGTATAAAAATGAGAAGAAAATTTAAAATAATAGAGTTTGAATTCTTAAGAAGCTTCAAAGGTACTAAAAATAAAAATGAATTATTAGAATTATTTAATAATAATTTTGAAAAAATAACTTTAAATCAGTTAGAGCCTTTGCTTCGTAGATACAAAATACCTTTTAAAAAATTACCTTCTTATACTTTTAAGAAAGGATTTACACCTTGGAATAAGGGTAAGAAAACAGGAGTAAGACCTCCTAATCTTTTCAAAAAAGGAAATGTTACATGGAATACTAGAGAACTTTATTCTGAAAGAATAGATAGAGATGGTTATACATATATAAAGCTTGTCAATAAAAAAAGATGGAAATTAAAACATAGATGGATTTGGGAACAAGAATATGGAGAAATTCCAGTAGATCATGTAATAATTTTTGCTGATGGGAATAAAGAAAATTTTGATATAAAAAATTTGCTTCTAGTTTCCAGGAAAGAATTAGCTGTTTTAAATAAAAATAAGCTTATTAAAAATGATGCTGAATTAACAAATGTAGGATTAAATATAGCTAAAGTTAAAATTGCTATTTCAAAAAAAATAAATAAAAAGCAGGAGAAAAAAGATGATTAAATACAAAGGAACAATGGAAGTCATTCAAGATAATTCAAAAAGAACAGTGAAGTTTGAAATAAATACAGAATATTTAATGACAGAAAATGAATTAGAAGAGTTTGAAAGAGACTTCAAAAACAATTTTATGAGAACACATAATGGAAAGATAGAAATATTAAATTTTTTTATAGGAGTTGATTAAATATGAATAGAGATATAAAATTTAGAGCTTGGGTAAAAGATAAAAAAGCAATATTTGAAGTCGTATTAATTAATTATGTAACTAAAAAGGTAACTTATTTATTTGAAAAAGTTGGACATTTTTTAAATATAAGACACGAGAAATTTAATGATATTGAACTTATGCAATACACAGGATTAAAGGACAAAAATGGAAAAGAAATTTATGAAGGAGATATTGTAAAATTTAAAGATTGCAGTATAGATGGAACTAAAGAATTTTATAATATAGGTGTAATTGAAAGAGATGGAAAAAGAGATGAATTGGTAATAAGCCAGCTCATATTTGAAAAATCTTACTTTACAGAAAATTATATGGATTTTATAAATCAAACTTTTGAACTTAGTGAAATAATAGGAAATATTTATGAAAACCCTGAACTATTGAAGGAGAAGGAAGTGAGATAATGAAAATTTATATAAGAATTATTATTTGGATTACGATGTCATATTTTGGATTAATTGAAATTTTAGCTATCTCATCTTGTTTTTATTTTAAAAATAAAAATTTAAATCTAGATTCTAGAAAAGTAACATTTTATATCTTTTTTGGTTCTGTGATTCAAATTATTGGATATTTTTTATTAAAAATAATTTAAGGAGGAAAAATGAAAATAAAAAAACCTGAAAATTTTAAAGATATATTAAGTTTACAAAAACATTTAGATGATAATATTCATAGTATTAGACCTAGAACTTTTGATGATATAAAAATGTCATTAATAGCAGAATGTGTTGAGTTTAATGAAGAGACTATCTTTTCACATAAAACTTGGAAAACTAAACCTTATAGTAAGGACAAAGAGTTAGAAGAATTGACTGATATTTACTTCTTTTTTGCTCAATTGATAAATTATCTTGATGATGATAAAAATGAAGCCTTAAAGGAAGCTATTTGCTTTTCTTTTGAAGAAAAATATATTCATACAGATGAACCTAATATTTTAAGATTTATTCATTATGTCTATACTGATAAGTTAGCAATAGCTATGGATGAGCTGATTGCAATTACATATCAATATAGTTATACAACAGATAATATTTTAAATTCTTATTGGGAAAAATGGCAAAAAAATATGAAAAGAATAGGGAACGAATGGAATTAGGTGATAAAAATGACAACACAAGAAATGAGAACATCATTAGAAAAAGAATTAGAGAAACTTCCTTTTTTTATATCAACAAAAGATACAGCTGATTTTTTAGGAATTAGTAAGAGTAGTGTTTTAAAGAAAACTGAAACTGGAGAATTAAAATCTATAAGAAGTGGAAGATTAGTTAAAATACCAAAGGAATGCCTAATTGAATATGTATTAAATGCAATGTAA